TCATCTTACGCCTTTTAGCACGCGGTCCAGTGGGTTGCGGCGCGTGATGGCTTCATTCGGCGCCTCGCTGGCTTCCATCACGATGTTGCCGCCCGGTTCAATAACCACGCGAATCGCGGAAAAGCCAGCCTTGCGCGCGCCCTTCATCGCCCGCGTCACATCGGTCTGGGTAAAGCGAGCCGGTGCGCTCATGCGAACAAGCCTCCTTCCTTGGGCGCGATTTTGGTCCATTGTTCGGGATATTCGGGGTAGTCCCCTGCCCGCTCCAGCGCGGTGCGGCAGGGTGGGATGACGCGCTTTTTCCAGTCGTGTTGGCCGGGCATCCAGACCAGCCAGCTATAGCTGGTGGCGCTGCTGGCCGGGCGCGGTTTGCCTTGCGGATCAAGGTTGAACGGATCGGGCGCACCGGACTGGATCAGGCGGCCGCGCAGCATCACCACGCGTTCGGCAAATTGCAGCTCATAGCTTGGCAGGTCGGCTTCATCGCCAAACAGGCTGTGATAGCGGCCCACGCTTTCGGTGAATGAGCTGCGCACCAGCATGGCAACGCCTTCGGTGGCGTGGCGGCGCGCGGTGGCGATGAACTGTTCGGCCACAAGGAAAGGCGGATTGGTGATGATCCATTCGACCGGCGGCCATGGGGCGTAGGTGTCGAGCGCGAGGAAATCGCAGATGCCATTGTTGCCGTATTGGTGAACATCGGTGGCGCGCACGTCCTCGAAATATTCCATAAGCGGGCGGGCCATATGCATTTCGCCGCAGGCCGGTTCCCATGCGCGCTTTCGGCGGATCAGGATGCCCATAAGGATCAGGCGTTCGCACAGGGCGCGGACGGCCCATGGCGGGGTGGGGAAATAGTCGAGCGCATCGGGAGCCGGGGCGCGGCGCTGCATGACGGCGGTGGAGCGGTTGGGGGTCATGCGACATGTCCAAACAGATCGCCTTGCGCCGGTTCAGCCGTGCAGCAGAGCATCGAGAGAAAGGAAGGCATAAGCTGCCACCACCGGGTCCACGCCGTTTCCGGTCGCTCGAAGCCGCTCAGTCCGGTGGGCCATCGCATCAATGCCTCGACGAAGATGGGATTGAGCCTCCTCTTCACTGAGGGCTGGTTGGAGTTCGGGCCAGCGATCGAGGACATCGATCCACCGGCTATCGGTTGGTCCGGGGATGACGGCAGGCGGAAGCAATGCTCCACGAAGTTGGGGAGCTGATCCAGGTGAAGCGAGCCGGTGCTCACCTCCAGATGGGCCGTAGAGTTGGCGCCCTTGTAATCCCGCGCCGCCGGACCCGGCCAGTTCTGTGCCTGCTCCTGCAAGTCCGGGCCGCCCGCGCCGCGCGCCTTGCGGTTGCTGTTCGCGCCCCCTTGCGGGATACGGGGGCCGACCCAATTCACCGCCGCGCCTTCCAGCGTCGGCAGCTTCCTGCCCGTTTTCGGATCGATCTCGTATCCGCCCCTTGACACCTTGGCGGACGGCCATGATGAACAGTCGTTCGCGCTGCATGGTGTTTTGGGTTTCGGACGAGCTGAATATTCCTGCCGCAACGCGGTAGCCCAGCCTTTCCAGTGGTGGGACGACAGCTTCGAGCTGTTCGCCTGCGTTCCCCGGCACGTTCTCGCGGAAGATAAGATCAGCCCTGCTTTCATCGGCGATGCGGCAGACTTCGGGCGCGAGGAAGCGGGCGCCGCTTGCGCCGGCACGCTTTCCGGCAACGCTGTTGTCCTGGCACGGATCGCCCGAAGCGATGATATCCACGAGGCCGCGCCATGGTCTGCCGTCGAAAGTGGTAAGGTCAGACCAGACAGGCGCCGGATGAAACCACCCCGCTTCCATTGACGCGACCAGACTTGCGGCGGCTGATGCTTCCCTCTCCACGTAGCAGATGCCCACGAGAGCTTCATGGCGATGTGCGAGGGCGAGAGCGATTCCGAGTTCAAGGCCTCCGACGCCTGCGCAGAGGGAAAGCACGTTTCGGGCAGGTAGAGCCATGTCATGCGCCTATCGCTTTCTTGTGGCAGGGCTGGCAGCGCCAAGGGCCGTGGTGGCCGGTGGCGCTAAAGCTGGGGTGGGGCGCGGCGCAATCAGCGCAGGCGGTGGGCTTCCATGCGCCCGGCTTGGGCTCCGGTTCGTGTGCGCGGTAGGAGAGGAGGTCGGTCATGATGCTTTCCGTTCTCGACGGATCATCGCATTCCAGTTGCTGCGCGCAGTTGCCTCATCGCTGTAAGCGTCCTCAACAGCCGGACCTTCCTTGCCGCATCCTGCGCCGGAAAGTGAGCGGCCAGATATGCAAGGGCCGATCTGGCATACATACTGACTTTCGACGGCATCCTCTGCCACACGCGCCCAAGTAAAACTGGGTATGTTGCCGCAAAGACAGCGTAGGATACCAGTCATGCCCCGACACTCCCGTTTGGCGGGGTGTCGGGGTAGTCATTGATGCCGGTGGCGTCGGCCGGATCGATGCAGATCCATTGCGCCTTTTTGCCATGCCAGCGATACCAGCGGCCGAGGGGTTCGCCCTGGACATAGCAATGGACCAGCCAGCGCAGATCGCCGTCGAAGTGCGGCACATAGCCCACATCGCTGCCCGGCACGGTCGCGCCATTGCGCCACATCGGGCGGATCTTGCGCGCGGTATAGGGCTTGCCCAGATTGGCGGGTACAGCGGCGGGTTTGGTTGGCGGCTGGGGCGCGGGATCGACCGGGGCGCCCATGAGGTCGAGGAGGTTCATGCCGGCCCCGCGTCAATATTATGGTGGGCAATGGAAAAAGTGACGGCCACCACCCACGGGTTAGCGTACCACGCGCCGGGGCCGTTGATGCTGTCCCAGAGGTCGGCATATTCTTGCTGGGCAATCCCGTTATCGGGAAGTCGGGATTGGACGCCTTCCGCTACCGCATCCCTTCCGCTGATGTCCTGCAACCGCTCCACGCGCACATCGGTGACGGTCAGCGTGAAGCGCGATAGAGAGCGCGGCATGAACCGGCCAAGGCGCTTGTGCCACGCCACTGTGGCGGGGTCGTTGTGGTGGCGGCCCTTGCGGTATTCGGCGGGCTCGTCAAAGGTATAGAAATAATCTGCCGGGACAAACCGCCACTTCTGCTTACCGCCCTTGGTGCGAGCACCTTCCACCGGTTCCCAATGGCCACGCTGGAAATAGGCTTCGCGGACCCAGAGGCGGTCCTTTTTGAGAAATGGCAGTTTCAGAAACTTGCTTGCAGGGCCATGGTCCTCGCCCTTTTCATCAATATACCTTCCGCGAAATTCAATTGAGCCTTTGGGGGTAAGACATGAATATCCCGGCTTATCGTTCGGATAGATCCAGCCAGGCGGTTGAGGATTCAAAACCCTCCGCGTCTGCGTCTTACGGCCATCATGCAAGGCGCGCACCATCGGGGCGCTGAATAGGATGGGGCGATCAGCCATTGTCGCGGACCTTCTCTTGTGCCTGGCGCGCGCGGTGTTCGACCTTGGCGGCCAGCAGGATGGTGGGGCGCAGCTCGGGCGGTGCGGCGTCATAGGCGAGGCGCGATTTGTGGGGGCCGCCGTTAAGCCGGGGCAGGATCGCGCGGGGCACCAGTTCCCAGTTGGAGGGATCTGTGTTGAGAATATCGCTGTTGAGGCATTTCAGCGCCATGCCTTTGGGTATCGGGCCGTTCTGCTCTTCCCAGCGCAGCAAATGGACAGCGCGCCATCGCGCCCGCAATGGCATGTCGTCATTGATCTTGCGCTCCAGATAGCCGCCTTTGCTCATCCGCTCGGTACCGATGGGTTTGTAAAGTCGGACGGCCACGCCCTGACGCTGGCCCGGCTTGAACTGCGACTTGCGGGCGTTGGGATGCTTGCCGCCCTTGCCTTCCTCGCAAGACTTGCCCTTGTTATGCGGGGTTTCGCCCTTGACGAAATGGCCGGTGCGGCCGGTGCTCCATCCCTTGCGCTTGCGCAGGGAATTAATGTTTGCCGCAGTCAGATCGTCGCGGGGAAATTGCGCGATGAATGCGGCGAAGTATTCCGCATAGGGCAACGTGTGGTTGGCGTGGAGCCAAGCCAGTTCCTCCGCGCTGTAGGAAATAGGACGCCCCTTCATTGGCCACCATTGCCCAACAGGCGCTTGGCCTGTTCTTCGAAGTGATAGCCCTTGTCGGCCAGCAGCTTTACTGCCGTAAGCTGAACCTCGGCATTGCGGATGATCTGATCAGCGATGCCGACAATCGCCTTAGCGCGGGTCGCTTCGGTTTCGATCTGTTCGGCGGAAAGATCTTCATCGCCCAGCCGTTCAAGCTGGGCAAAGAGATGGTTGTTCAGATCCGACATCTTGTTTTTCATGCAGCGGGCTCCACAAGCTGGACCTTGATGGGAAGGTCGGAGAACAGGTGTTTGAAGCGTTCGGCCTCGGCCAGCGCGGTGCTGGCGCTGAACTGCCAGATGCGGTGCCGGCGCGTGTTCTTATCGTAGGGGCTGGTGGGCGCCGGGGCGCCTTCGAACACATGGGCGATGACGGCGCGCCGCGCGGCGGCCATGATGGCGGGTTGCGGGATCATGCGCGGTTTCCTTCGCTGGGGTGCCCCGGCCCGGATTTGTCCGGTGCCGGGGCGGTGCGACCCGCAGGGGTGGCCTGCGCGGCAAGGGATTGCGGCGAAAAGGTTTGCGGCAGGGGCGCGTCGGGCCAGTCGCCGCCGGTCATGGTGGCCACCGCGTTGGCGCAGGGGCATGGATCCATGGCGAGGAACGAATAGTCCGAGGCGCCGGTGTTGCGGCAATCCGGGCACATCGGCCGCGCGTTGCCAAGGGCGGACGGGGCCCAGTGCGCCGGGAAGCGGAAGGACAGCCAATGGCCGCTGGGGCAATGGGAGAAATCATCCATGCGATCCAGCACATCGATCAGCGCCCGCAGGTTTCCGTCCATCACCAGATCGGCCAGTATGGGCAGGTTGTCGCCGCGCAGGCTGAACTGGACGTGGATCCATGGGCTATCCTTGGCGCGGGACAAGGTGCAGCGGGGCCAGAGCAGGGCGTTAAGCGCCTCGACCAGCGCGCGGCGGCGGCTGGGGCGCCAGATGCCGAAGGTTCCGGCCGAGCGCGCATGGCGACAGGCATTGGTGAACAGGTCATGGCCCACGCAAAGATGCCTATCGATGGTGAAAGCTCTAGGATTTCGAGCGCGATACGTGGGAGCATAATGCATCGGGTAGATTTTCGGCGGTTGGGCCATCATGGCATCGACCTCACAAGCAGGAGGATCAGGCGGGCCAGCGTGGCGGTCCACACCGGCAGCATGGCGTAGGCTGCGCCGCCCAGGGCGAAGATCACCAGCAGGGCGGATTGGATCAGGGCGCCGCGCATTATTTGCCCCTCGACGGCGGCGGCATGGGCGGGCGCGGTTCGAAAAACCGGGCATCCGGGCCGCATTGCTCCACGCGCAGGATCAGCGACTTGTCGCGCTTGCGTTCGCGGATCGGGTTACGGTGGGCGCGCAAGATGACCTCGCCAAAGGCGCGGGTGGATGATGTGCCGATCGGGCGGCTGCACCATGCGGGGCGCAGATCGCGGCCAGTCGTGACCGCCAGCCAGCGGCAGTTGGAGCAAAGCGGGGTCATGCGTATTGCACCACGATGCTGGTCAGAGTGCAGACCACGGCCAGCACGATCAGGCCGTAATCCCACATGGCGGCGCGCAGAGGGCAGACCGGCCAGCGTTCATCGCGGCGCAGGGTGGCATGATAGGCGGCTTCGGCGGTGCGGGCGTCGTCATCGGCGGCGGGCGCGAGATCGAGGATGGAGCGCATCAGGCTTGCTCCCCGTCAATGCGGGCGAGGATGGCCTCAAATTTCGATGCGATACGAGAAACTTCGATATGGCCTGCGCGCGTATCGAGTTCGCCAGAGCGCAAGAAGGGCAAGCTTTCGCGCAAAACCTGCATCATCGCAGGGCCTTCGCAGAACAAGCGGACGTTGGCGCCCAGTTCCGCGTCTCGGGCAAACCAATCGGTGGCGATGATGATCGCTACCGGAGGCTTACCTTCCGGGCCGATGTAGTAACGAGAATGCCCAGAGCCCGTATCAACGTCCCAATCGCAATCGCCATTGATCATGTAAGGCCCCGGCGTACCGCCCCAGTTGATCGTTTCCATCACGCCGCCTCCGCAATCGGGGTGTGGGCGGCGCCGTAGGGCGGGATGTGATGGCCGTTCGGGTCGAAGGCCAGCGCCAGTGAGAGGCGATAGAGGGCCAGCGCCTCGGGGCTTTTGCCTCCGGCGTCCAGCGCCTTGTCGCGGGCGCGGGTAAGCACTTTGGCCCAGCGTTCGCGCGGGCAAATGTTATCCGCGATGGTGCGGCGGGCGCGGGTTTCGGAGACGGGCGTATCGACGCCGTGAATCGCGCGCCCTTCCCGCTCCTGCGCGATCAGTTCGCGCAGCTCGGGCAGATCGGCGCCGCACAGGCAGGCGATAGCCAGCCATGGGTGCAGCGCGCGGTCGGCTTGCGGCGGCGTGGTCTGGCCCGCGTTGACGGCGCGCTGGGCGTTGGCCTTGCGGGAGAGATAGAGGCTGGCCGCCATATCGGCCAGCGAAGGTTCGGATGAAACGGGCATGGGCGCCTCCTTTCGGTGGCGCCATGTCTATGTGAAGGATTTATCCTCCGTCAAGAGGATATTTCCTTCTCTATACGAGAAGCTCGTGCGGAAACACAATCCGCTGCAAACGAGTCACCCGCGATCTGGGGACACGAAAGATTGCGGCGGGCTTATATTGCTCTAGCTCGATCCACGGCCCGGAGAGCCGCACCAAGCGCTTGACCAGCACCGTTACGACATCCTCAGACTGACCGTCATTTAGCTGAACCACAACAAAATCGCCGGGTGAAGGCGGACGGCGCGGATCAACGATACCAAATTCACCTTGAAAAAAACGAGGCTCCATGCTGCTGCCATGGAAATAAATTGCGTAAGCCTCTTTTACGCCACGAAGAGCAGCAGGCCTTTCAATCAAGCGAACAACATGATCGACTTCAAGCTGCATTCGCTCGATTTCAATTGATCCGTCACCCACTACGTCGAATATCAGATCATCACAGTATCCAGTTGCCACGACTGGCAAGCCAATTTCATCATTCTGTAAATTTAGGATGGGCACTGGATGAAAACTCACTTCGCTTTCTGGTTGGGAGGGATAATTGCTGCGGCCCAACAGGTAATCCGTTGTAGTTTCCAAGTGCGCCGCAATAGAATTTAACGTGGCCGCCGATGGCATGCCGCCCTTCCCCGAAATGACCTGCCCGACGTAGGAGCGGTTCTTGCCGATCGCCACGCTGACAGCATTCGGAGTTGTGTTGCGCTCGATAATGCGGCGATGCAGCCGCTCGCGAAGATATTCGACTTCTTCCATGATTGTAGGATTTTCCCACAACGGACGGGCGGGAGATAGGAAGGGAATATCCTCTTGACGAATGCAGGATATATCCTTCATATCCCGCATCCATGGAAACCTTGACAGCTCCCCGTCTGATTGAGCGACTGACGCAATGCGCCGATTTGTGGGCCGAAGCCAACAAATCGAGCATTTCTCGCCTGGGTCGGCTCACCGTCAACGATTCTTCGTTCTTTGTGAGCCGAACAACCTCGCCAAAGGGGGTGACCACGGCCACATTGGAACGTTTCGCGCAATTCCTGATCGATCCCCACCAGTGGTGCGGAATTGAAATTCCCAGCCAAGTTGTCGAATTTGCTCATGTCGTTGGTATTACCGCAGATGCGAACAACGCATCGACCGGAAATGCCGGGCAAATGTCCGGTGGGGAGGCGGCGTGATGGATCGCCCGACTAAGCTGGTGCGATATAACAACCCCGGCAAATCCTATTTCAAGGAAGCCTACATGCGTGCCTATGGAAGGCGGCCTATCCCCGAAGGTATTCAGGGCAAAAGCGCATCCATGTGCATCGTGGATGAATATGAAGGGTTTGCATATCGTCCGCTCATTACAGAGGGATTAGTGCTCCGTTTGCTTCCCGGTACGGTGTATCTCGGCGGTTTCATGCAGCTTCATTCCGAGGAACGCGGCGAATTCACTACGTGCTGCGGAATTGACGGGGGTGGATTGTGCGACACACCAGCTCTGCAAAGCATCGGGATCGAACTCGACTTTCATAACATCGATTTCAGTCAGCCCAGCCAAGGCCATCCGGCGACTGACGGCTTGCCGGTATTCGGCGAGGGTTGGTGGCATGTAATCCGCGCTGATGGCGCAGAGCCGGTCATAGTTGCCTTCTGTTGGCCAGAGCACGGCAATTGCAAATTTCTTCATGTGGTAGTCCTTTCGCTGGGAGTCGGTGATGTGTCCCGCAGCGTGGCAGAAGCCGGAGGGGCGTCAAGCCTCTCCGGTGGATGCGAAGGCGGTGACCAATGAGCCCCGCCCTCGCCCGGATCAAGCGCGCGGTTCGCAAGGCGATTGGCCATAGCGGCGGGATCGACGGCGCGGCGGAAACCGTGGGGCGGCGGCGCTCGACCGTGGGGGATTGGAACAATCTCAACACCGGGGATTTTCCGCCGCTCGATTGCGCCTTTGCCCTGGACGAAATCGCGGTGGCCGAGGGGAGTTTGCCGCCGGTGCTGTGCGCCCTCGCGCGCGAAATGGGCGGCGTGTTTGTGCCCGCGATCGACATCAGCGCGGATGAAGGTTCGCCCGCCTTTCTGGCGATGCAGCTGGCCCAGACCTTGGGCCTTGTCTCGGGCGAGATCGCCCATGCGCTGGCTGATGATGGGCGGATCGATGCGCGCGAGGCGGGGCGGGTGCTGGACCGGTTGGAGGAGCATGACCGCACCAGCGCGCAGTTGAGGCAGCAGCTCGAAAAGATTTTGGCGGAGGGGGAATGACGCAGGGGCAGCCGCTTTATGCCGATCCGCGCCAATTGCAGGCGTGGTTTCGCAACACCGGACCGGGCGGCGGGCGCGCCCTCTATGCGGCCGGCGCGGGCATCGATCCCGATCATGAGGTTGTGCGGCTGGTCAACTTCTGGCGCAGCGCAGGCGATGTGGTGACGGTGCAGGCCCGCGTGAACGGGCAGCTGCATTACCTGGTCGAGCGGACGCGCCGCGACAAGGGCCGGGCCGCGACCATCGGGCCCGATCTGGCCGAAACGGTCGAAGGGCGGATGCTGGCCGAGCTGGACCGCGCGGCGCAGTTGGGCGCCGCCTGCCCCAGCTACACCGATTTGGCCGAGGCGCTGGGGCTGCGCGACAAGCAGGCGGCGGCGCATCGGTTTCGCAAGCTGATCGGGCGAGGCCTGATCAGAGTTCGGGAGATTGGCGGGCGACGCGTGGTGACGATTGTCGAAACCGGCGCCAGCACCGCAAGCGGAGGATCGGCATGAAGCAAGCCATCCATGAATTGCCCGCCGTCTGGGGCTTTGAGCCCGAGACGCATCGGGGTGAGAACCTTGTCGGGCGGCTGGAGCTGCTGGACGGCGGGCAGGTCAAGGTGCGGTTGAGCATCTGGCCGGAGGGGCCGCGCCGCAATGGGGAGCGCTATGCCTTCGTCGGCAGCGAGAGGCTGCAGCACATGTTTGACGATGTGGAGCGGGCGCTGGCCGAGGATGACGGCACGGCCGATATTCTGCTGGTCTGCGGTGAACCATTTCCGGCCGATCAGGTCCGCGCGATGCAGCGCATCTTTTCCGGGTTGATCGGGCAATTGAAGGATATCGGTTATGGCGAATGCTGAAACGGCGGCAGACAAGCGCAAGAATGCGGTGCGGGTACGCGCCGGGACGCTGGCCAAGGCTCTGGCCGATGTGACGCATGTTGTGGGCAGCAAGGCCACGGTGCCGATCCTGTCCTATGTGAAGATCAATGTGGCCGATGGGCGCATGAGCATCGCCGCCACGGATCTGGATATCTATGTCGAGCGCGAGCTGGCGACGGATGACCGCGACGGGCCGGACGGTGCGAAATGGGTCAAGGGCATCAAGCCCTTTGTCGTCACGCTGCCGGCGCAGAAGCTGTCCGATGTGGTGCGCCGGTTTGACAAGGATGCGATGGTCACCATCGAGGCGGCGGGCGATCTGGGCTGGGAATGGTCCGGGCAGGTTGTGGTGAAGGCTGGGCGGGCGCGGTTCTCGCTCAATGCCCTGCCCTTGTGCGACTGGCCAGCGGCGATGCTGGTTGAGCCGGATGCGGCAATGGTAATCCCGGTCGGGGTGCTGGCCGATGCGCTGCATTCGGTGCAGCATGCGGTTTCGACCGAAGAGTCGCGCTATTACCTCAACGGAGTCTACGTCCATCCCGCCCAGGCGACGGGCGAGCCGATGACATTGAATTTCGCCGCGACCGATGGGCACAGGTTGGCGCGCAAGGCGCTCGATCTGCCCGAGGGCGGGGCCAGCTTTCCGCCGATGATCTGGCCGCGCCGCGCGGTTGACCTACTGGCCAAGCTGCTGGGCGAGGCTGAAAAGCTGGATGCGCCCGAGCCGGTGATGGTCTGCGCCAATGATGGCGGCGCGCGGATGCGGTTCGATATCGGCGCGGCCGATGGCGGCACCGTCATGCTGATCAGCAAGGCGATTGACGGGACCTTCCCGGATTACAGCCGCGTCATTCCCACCATTTCCGACAAGGTGGCGATCGTGCCGCGTGATGAACTGATCGCAGGCCTCGATCGCATGGCCGTGCTGACCACAAAGGACACCAAGTGCATTCGTACGGCGTTTCACAAGGGTGTGCTGGAGCTGCATATTCGCAATGCCGATCTGGGCGAGGCCTGCGAGGAAGTGCCCTGTGATTATGACGGGAACTCCTTCGTGATCGGGTTCAACGGCGATTACTGGCGCACGGTGTTGCGGGCGATGGCATCGGACAATGTGATGATCCGCATGTTGGATGATGCCGCGCCTACGCTGATGGTCAGCGCGGCCGAGGCCAAAGAGGCTGATTGCGAGGCCCATAAGCTGGGCCAGATCCATGTTTTGATGCCGATGCGCGTGTGATCGCGGGGCTTTGATTTCCACCGTTTGAGGTGACCCATGAGCAAGTTGAACAAGGCCATCCGCGCCATCGGCAAACGCCGGGCGCGGAACAGGGAAGTGCGCGCCCGCGCCAGACGGGCCGAGCGGCGCGATGTGGCGCAGCAGCTGGCCGCGATGGTGCGGCACGATCCGGTGAGCGGGGTGCAGATCCTGCCCGATTTGGGGAGCGAGGCGGAATGAGCGCGCAGGACGATATCGGGCCGAGCGGGCGGTTGCGCAATATGTCGGCCTGGCGCATTCATGCGCTAGCGGCGGAGATCAAGGGTTTGGCCGGAAATGCGGTTGCGCATGCGCGGATCCGTGATCCCGATAATGTGATGGTCGCGCGCAATGCGTTGGAGAAAATCCGGCGACTGTTGGCGGAGGATGGCGATGAATGATCGTCCCTCGATCCACGAGCGCAAGCAGCGGGTGTTGAGCAAGGTTTCGTTGGTCGATCTGATCGAGCGGGAAGTGAAGCTGTCGGGGTCGAGTGGCGCGAAGAACCGGCGCGGCAAATGTCCGTTTCACAATGGGAATTCGGCCAGCTTTTCGGTCAAAACCGATACCGGCTTTTACCGCTGCTTTGGTTGCGGGGCGTCGGGCGATGCGTTCCGCTTTGTCCAGGATATGTATGGTCTGTCCTTTATGGATGCGCTGGCCCGGTTGGAAGCGGAATACGGCGAAGGTGATTTGCTGAGCGCCCCTCGCCCACTGACTGCGCGGCCGGTGCAGCGAGAGCGGGCGCCGATCCAGCGCGCCGTGCGCCCGGTTGAATATATCGAGCCTATCGATATGGGCCGTGCGATCTGGGCCAAGGCGCGGTTTGAGCCGAGTTTCATCAGGCGTTATTTCGAAGGCCGCGGTGTGCCTGCGTCGGTGCTGTCCGACGATAGGTTGCAGCAGTTCCGCTATTCCAGCGAATGCCCGGTGCATGGCTGGCCGGTCAGCAAGGGGCCGAAGGGTGTGCCAATTGCGCCTGCGGTGATTGGATTGGTGCGCGTACCGCGATGGCGCGAGACGGCTGAGGGCGGCTTTGTCGAATTTGTGCCGGTGGGCGTGCATGTCACCTATCTGAACCCGGAAGGCACCGGCACGATGATTCGCCGCAAGCCATGGGCCAAGGATGGCGACGAAGACCCGATGTTGCCCAAGCGGCGCATGCTCGGCGCGGTAGGCAAGGGCGCGGTGATCCTGGGCGAATATCGGCGCGATGCCCATCTGTTTGTGGGTGAAGGCAATGAGACGGTGCTGTCGGCCATGGCTATGGCCGAGGCCGCGCCCGATGCGGTGGGGGTGGCAACGCTGAGCCTCGATAATCTGCAGGGTGATCCGCGCCTGTGGAAGGGCGGCATCTGGCCGCTGCACGCGATCGAGCCCGATGCCGAGCGGCGGCCGTGCTTCACTATTCCGTGCCATGCCGGGCCCGTCACCGGGGTGATCGATGCCGATATGAGCCCGTTGCGCGGGCAGCGGGACCGAAAGACCGGGCAACCGGCGGGCGAAGCGGTGGTCGAGCGCAAGGGCGGCCCGATTGTTCACCGCGCCATTACCGGGGCAGAGCGCGCGCGGATCTGCGCGCAGCTGATGATCAAGGGATGGCGCGCGATCGGCGCGGGGCCGGTCGACGCGATCAGGCCGCCGATGGGCATGGATTTCAATGATGCCGTCAAGGGAGACAGGTCATGAGTGATGACCGCCTGAAGAGTTACGAGCGGCGGCTTGATGCGCTGTATGACAAGCGATTCGAGGTCAATGAGGATATTGCGGCGGTCTATGCCGAAATGAATTCTGACGGTTATGATCCCAAGGCGATGCGGCAGGCGATGAAGCGCAAACGCATCCGGCCAGAGGATCGAGCGGCCGCCGATGCCACATTGGGCATCTATGAGGATGCGCTGGGCATTTCAACGCCGGACACTGAGCCCAAGGCGGATTTGAGCCCGCGCCGGATGCGTGAATTCAAGGCCCCGCCCAACGCCACCAGCGAAGAGCAGCTGAAGGCCATCATCTTCAAGATTTTGGAGATGCGGGCCGAACGCAAGGATATGGGCAAGGCGATCCAGACCGAATTGCGCAAGGCGCGCGCGATCGGGTTCAGCCCGGTCAAAATCAACGAAACCTGTCAGTGGCTGGAAAGGTGCGACCAGCACGGCCGCGACAAGATGATGCAGGCCGAAGAACTCTACATGATTTACCGCGAGATTGGCGAAGGGCCGCAGGCCGCGCCGGACGTGTCGGGCGACAGCAAGCTGGTTGCCATGTTTGCCGCCGCTCCGGCCGCTCTGGCCAAGGCGCCCACGTTGAAGCAAAAGCAGGTTAGCGATGCCATTGCCATGGCCCAGATCGCCCGCATGAACCGGGGGCGTCGATGAGCAAGGCGGTTATTCCGGTGGCGGAGGCCGATCCGCTCGATCTGGCCTGGTTCGAATGCAACGATTTCGGCAATGCGCGGCGGCTGGTGAAGCTGTCGGGCGGGCTGATCCGCTGGGTTGATGACAAATACTGGCTGGCCTTTGACGGCAAGCGGTGGAGCGAGCGCGAGGGCCAGTTTCGCGCGCGGGCCCTGGCCCATGAAGTGGCGCAGCATGTCCATGACGAAGTGGCGGCGCTTAGCGAGCTGATCGGCGATCCCAAGCGGCCGGACGGTGAAGCGCTGGTCAAGCGGTATGGCGAATGGTGTACGACCGAAAGGGCGCTGGACCGGCTCAAGCTGCTGTCAGGCCATGCCATCAAAAGCGGCAATGCCAACCAGACGAATGCCATGCTGACGCAGGCCAAGGATATGGAGGAAATGCGGGCATGGTCGGAGGATTTCGATCAGGATCCGCTGACCTATAATGTCCAGAACGGGACGCTGCGCTTTCGCAAGGGCGCGAATGGCAAATGGCGCGTCGATTTCCAGAAAGCCCATGAGCCGACCGATATGCTGCGCCAGATTGCCAATTGGGAATATCACCCCAAGGCCAAATGCCCGATGTGGGAGGAACGGCTTGTCCTGGTGCAGCCCGAGGCGGAAACGCGGGCAATATTCCCGCGCATGTATGGCCAGTCGCTGACCGGGCTGACCGACAGCGAAGAGTTCTATATCCAGAAGGGCAAGGGCGGCGACGGCAAAACCAAGACGCATGAGATCATCGCCCATGGCCATGGCGATTATTACAAGCATGCGGCCGTGCAGACATTCCTTCAGGCCAGCATCCAGAAGAGCGGCGCGGAACATCGCAGCGATTTGGTCGAGCTGTCAGGCGATATCCGCTTTGTGCTGTGCGACGAACCGCCGCGCGGGGTTGTCTGGGATGGCGGTGTCCTGAAACAGGTGACGGGCGGCGGCACGGTGACGGCGCGCGCGGCCGGGGCACCCAAGCCCATCACGTTCAAGCCTCGATGGAAGCTGTATGTTGAGGTCAATCCTACGCCGGGCATGCCGGGTGATGACAAGGGGTTTCGTCGACGCCTGCGCCTGACGCAATGGCTGGTCGATCTGAGCAAGGTTGAGGGCGGGTTTGAGAGCGGCGCCGATCTGAAAGAGCGCCTGTGGTCCGAATCGAGCGGCATCCTGAATTGGATGATCGCCGGGTGCCTGGAATGGCTGGAGGATCGCAAGGTGCCCAAGCCGCAGCGTGAAGTCGAGGCGCTGGCCGACTTCTGGGCCACGGGCAACCCGTTGGGCGAATGGTTGGAGGAGCGGTGCGATATCACGAATTCGGACGCGGTGACGCCATCCAAGCTGCTGATGGACGACTTCAAGGCATGGATGGAGAAAAACGAGGTCGAGGAAGACACGATCAAGAAGTGGAACGCCACGCGCTTTGGCCGTGAGCTGGGCCAGCGCCAGATCGTCGGCAAGAAGGATCGCCGGGGCAACAAGGTGCGCGTCGGCATCCGTCTGCTGAACAGCGGCGGATTGATTGGGGATCCTACCGAGAGGTCAACACAGACGGCGCCGGAGGCGCCCGCCGATTTTACGCCGAATTTCGGTGATGACACCCATGGCGACGACGATCCTTTCGGAGGGTGACGGACGGATAACGGATAGTGACGGATAGTTTGAGCCCGATTTGGGGCTCTTGAAAGGGGCGGCGCGCTGGGCAAGACTGGAATTGGCCAAGGATTGCCTCTCCCGCCGCGAAATGACGGATGGTGTGACGGACAGTTTGACGGATAGTTTAAGGCGGCAGAGTTTTGCCAAACCACTGAAAAGAGGCCTTCAAATTCACATGACGGATGGTGACGGATAGTTTGGGAATGGTCACCCTTTGATGCGCGCACCCGCCCGCCTGTGCGCGGACTTTCAACCGTCCTACTGTCCGTCTGTCCGTCACCCTTTCATTCATGACTGTTGATAACTGGGGAGTAATGAAGGTGGCTAGGAAAGATATTGAGCTTGAAGCGGCTGAGAATACGCTGATCGAAGCGTGGGATGCGCTGATGCGGGTGCCTGATCGGGAAAAGGGCTGGCTGCGCGCGGGAGAGCGGTGCTGGTGGCCCCAGATCGTGCGGGATGCGGTGACCGACTATAAGAGCGATGAGGCCCCGCGCCGTCCGCTGAGCCGCCGTGAGGTCGAGCTGATGGACCGTGTGTTCATCCAGCCGGGCGCACTGGTGATGATGCTGACCGATGAGCAGCGGCGGCTGCTGGGCATTGTGCTGGCCCACAAGAGCCGCAAGATGGGCGACGATGGGTTCTGGCCCTCTGTGCTGGGCTCATGGCGCAAGCTGCCCGGCAATGCCAAGCTGGGCACTACAGACGGCTTGCGGGTGCGCTATGAGCGCTCATTGCAGAAGCTGGCGCGGGCGGGTGGATTAGTGGCTCTTGCGGCTTGGTGAGTCAGGGAATCGGCAGATTTAGTAGGGGTTGACGTGTCAAGAGTCTTCAACCCTCAACCCCCTAAATAAAGGGTGTTCGTTTCAACCCCTGATTGGGGGTAACGTAGGTCATCATCGGGGCTTCGCGTGATCGACACTGGCGGCCTCGATCCTCTCTCCTCTCAGGTTGGTGGCATATGGCAGGCAAGCGCAGGCTGGTGTCTGCGCCGGGGCGACTGGTCGCGGCAAAGCCTCGGCTGGTCAGCAAGCCCAAGGTGGCAGAGCAGATCTATCAGTCGCCGGAGTGGCGGGCGTTGCGCGAGGCGCGGCGCAAGGATGCGGATTACCATTGCGTGGTGTGCGGTTCGAAGCATCGGCTGATCCTCGATCACATCATCGAGATCCGGGATGGTGGGCCGAAGTTCGAACCGAAGAACACGCAATGGTTGTGTCGGGTGCATCATGGGCTGAAGACCGAGGCGGCCAAGCGGACGCGGGCGGGTTTGGTCGGGTGAAGGCTCGATGTGTGACATCAATGCAACAGATAGGGGGGGGTGGGTAAAACTCGGGCAGGATAGGGGGTCTATCACCGCCCCTCCCCCCATTCGGAGATTTTTTTCGTGGGCGATGGAAATTCGGACGCTGAAACAGACCTGTTTGGTCTGCCAGTGCCCCGCGAAAAGGGGCGCGGTCGCCCGCCCCACGTCTGGACGAAAGAAAACTCCAATAAAGTCAATCTCTTATTTGCTTGCGGTCATACGCCTGTTGAAATTGCTCAAGTGCTTGGGATTACTAAACCCACGTTTTACAAGCATTATTTTAACGAAATCAGCCGGAGCAAGTTTGCACCCCTAATGATGAAGGCCCGGCAGCTTGAGCGTCTGAATGCTCAAGCCGAAAACGGGAGCGTTCCTGCGGAGAAGGCTTTGGCTGGTATGATCCAGGCGGAGCGAGTCGTAACCACTGCCCAGCGGGTGAAGTCTCGCGCAGCGGATGAACCAAAGGTCCCTGCCCTCGGCAAAAAGGAAAGCGCCAATCAGGCCGCGCGCAACATGACCGGCGTATTCGGTACGCGCCCGCCGCCGCCCGGTTTGATCCAATAATCCATGGCCCAACGTTGGACGACTGCCTGCCCTGATTGGGCGGATCGGATAGTTGCGCGCCAGAGCCTGGTGTCCTGCCCGCCGATCTTTCCGGATCAGGCGGCCGAGGCGCTGGGCGTGTTCAAGTCGCTGCAAATGACCGATCTGCCCATGAAGCGGAACGGAAAATATCCAACCATGGGCGAGGTCTGCGAGCCCTTCGTTTTCGATCTCGTGGCCGCGCTGTTCGGATCGCAGAACCCGTTGACGGGCGAAAGCACGATCAAGGAAGCGATGCTCCTGATCAGCAAGAAGAACGGCAAATCGACGATTGCGGCGGGCATCATGCTCACTGCCCTGATCCTGAATTGGCGCCACGGGGCGGAGCTGCTGGTGCTGGCGCCCACCATCGAGATCGCCAACAACAGTTTTGGCCCTGCCGCCAAGATGGTCCGGGCCGATCCCGATCTGGAAACAATGCTGCACGTCAAAGACAACGTGCGGACGATCATCCACCGCGAAACCAAGGCGGAACTCAAAATCGTGGCCGCCGACTCGGGTGTGGTCGGTGGTAAAAAGGCCGGGTTTGTCCTGGTCGATGAATTGTGGCTGTTTGGCAAGAAGTCCGGCGCAGAGGCCATGCTGGAAGAAGCTACCGGCGGTCAGGCGGCCCGGCCCGAAGGCTGGACGCTGTATCTGACCACGCATAGCGACGAACCGCCTGCCGGTGTGTTCAAGTCAAAGCTGGCTTATTTCCGCGATGTTCGCGACGGCAAGATCGAGGATCCCTCGACCCTGCCGATGCTGTACGAGTGGCCGGAGGAACTGATCGAGGCACAAGCCTATCTCGATCCGGAAAACTTCTACGTCACCAACCCGAATATCGGCAAATCGCCTACGGTTGCCTTTATCCAGCGCAAGATTGCGCAGGCAGAGCGCGGCGAAGGCACCGATGGCGACACCACGATCCAGATCGTGTTGGCGAAATATCTCAATGTCGAGATTGGCCTGCGCCTGCGTCGGGATCGCTGGTCTGGTGCCGATGATTGGCTGACTGCAATTGATGAAGAGCTGGCGCAACTGGATTTTGCAGGCCGTATTCAGGCCCTGATCCGGCGGTGTGAGGTCATCATTGGCGGGGTCGATGGCGGCGGCCGGGATGACCTTTTCGGTTTCGCGGCTGTCGGGCGCGAGCGCGAGACGGGAAACTGGCTGGGTATCGGCCATGCCTGGGCCCAAAAGATCGCGTTGGAGCGGCGCAAGAAGACGGCGCCCACCCTGTTGGGATTTCAGGCCGATGGCGATCTGACCATCAGCGACAGCGGCGGCGATCTGGTCAAGGATGTGGCGAGCAAGGCGGCGCTGATCAAGGCGTCGGGCCTGATGCCCGCGCAGGGCGGCCTCGCTGCCGATGCGTGGCAGATGGGGCCGTTGACCGACGCGCTGGTGGCGGCCGGTTTCGATCCGGGCGACGAAGCATTGCAGCGGATGGGCCATATTCGGGCCATCCGACAGGGCGTTGGCCTGTCCAGCGCCATTCTTACTCTGGAATTCATGCTGGGCGACCGGCGATTTCTCCATGACGGCAGTAACATGATGGCCTGGTGCGTGTCCAATGCGCTGGTCAAACTTAGGGGTTCGGCGGTGTACGTGAGCAAGGAAGAGAGCGGCGCGGGCAAAATCGACCCGTTTGTCGCCCTGCTGAATGCTGCCAAGGTCATGGAAGATGGCCCGGTGGCTGAGGGCGGGCAGGAATCGGTCTACGCCACACGCGGCCTGTTGGTGATCTGACCCATGGGCTGGTTGAACCGCCTTTTCGGCTCGGCATCGGGCGGCGCAGGCGCGGTTGCGCAGGAGCCGGATTATTTCAATGGCCCGCGCGCATCCGTCTCGGGCAGCATGATCAACATCACCACGCCCGAACAGTTGGAAGACGCGCTGCGCAACGCCAACATGTCGGGATCGGGCGTACCGGTCACGGAAACCACAGCGCTGAAAGTGGCTACCGTGTTTGCCTGTCTGCGCATCCGTACCGGGGCCGTGGCCAACACGCCGCTGGGCATCAAGCGCAAGGTCGATGAACGGACGCGGGTTGATGCCCCGGATCAGGAAGCTTGGAAGCTGCTCAGCCGCAGGCCGAACAAGTGGCAGACGCCGCAGCAGTTCAAGCGGATGATGGAGGGCCATGTCCTGCTACGCGGCAATGCCCATGCCCTGAAGGTGCGCGGTGTGGGCGGCAAAGTCATTGCGCTGATCCCACTGCATCCCGATCGCGTCCGGCGCAGCCAGTTGGACAGCGGCGAACTGGCCTTCACCTATACCCGTAAGGATGGGGTGCAGACCGTCTATCCGCAGGAAGACATGTTCTATCTCACCGGCCTTTCGCTCGATGGGATCAACGGACTTTCTGTCCTGCACTATGCCCGCGAAACCATCGGTGTTGCGCTGGCAATGGAGCAACACGGGGGCACGGTATTTCGCAACGGGGCCAATGTCTCAGGCGCATTTAAGCTGCCCAAGGGGCAAACTCTAGGGTCAGAGCAAAAGGATTATCTGCGCGAGCAGCTGGACGAATATCGGGCGGGTGGCGCGCGCGACGGCAAAGTCATCATCCTTGAAGACGGCCTCGAATATGAAAAGATGGCTTTGACTTCAGAGGATCTGCAATGGCTGGATGGCCGTGAATTCGGCCGTGTCGATATCTGCATGTTCTTTGGGGTTCAGCCGCATATGATCGGCATCACGGCGGGCAATACCCAGCTGGGCAGCAGTATTGACGGCCAGACCCAGAACTTCCTGACGTTCAGCCTCGAAGACAGCTTTATTGCCTGGGAAGAGGCCATCGGCCTGCAATTGCTGCGCTGGGATCAGTTCATAGATCTTTACGCCCGGTTCAACCGCAACGCGCTGGTCCGGGCCGACTTCAAAACCCGCTGGGAAGGCTACGTCAAGGCCATGCAGTGGGGTGTGTTCAGCCCCAACCGGGTGCTGGAGTTTGAAGACGAAAACCCCCGCCCCGGCGGCGATATCTATTATGATCCGCCCAATACGGCGGGCAATGCAAAGGACAACAGCAATGTCGCTCCGTAATCTGCCCCAGGCGGCCATGCCGACACGGCCCCAGAATTTTCAGTGGGACGCGCCCAGTGATGTTCTGACCCGCTGGGCCGATGTGCCGCAGGCCGCCGCCAGCGAGGACGCCAACACGATCACGATCTATGACCAGATCGGGGTCGATTGGTGGACCGGCGAAGGCACCACGGCCAAACGCATTGCAGGCGCATTGCGCAACATTGGCACCAATCCCGTCACTGTGAATGTCAATTCGCCCGGCGGCGATATGTTCGAGGGCATCGCGATCTACAACCTGCTGGCCGCGCATCCCGCCGCTGTCACCGTCAATGTGATGGGCCTTGCCGCCAGCGCAGCCAGCATCATCGCCATGGCGGGCGACACGATCAACATGGGCGTCGGTTCGTTCCTGATGATTCACAATGCCTGGGGCGTGATTGTGGGCAACAAGAACGACATGCGCGCGGCGGCCGACACGTTTGACGGCTTTGACGGGGCGCTGGCCGATATCTATCACGCGCGCACCGGCATGAAGCTGGCCGATGTGAAGGCGCTGCTGGATGCCGAAACCTGGCTCAATTCATCCGATGCGATCGCCAAGGGATTTGCCGACGCAACCATTTCCGATCCCGCCCCGGCTGCCAAGGCCGATGCGCGCGATCATGCCGCCATTCTGGCCCGCCGCCGCACCGAGGGTGCGCTTGCGCAGGCCGGTATCTCTCGCGCCGAACGTCATCAGATGATCAGCGCTATGATGGGGTCCAGCGCGATGCAAACCCCGCCCGCCGCGCGCGATGCAGGCGAATTTGATGCAGCAGCCCATGCCGCCGCGCAGCAGCTGCTTTTCACACTCCAAGCCTGAGAGGTTTACCATGAATGCTTTGACCCCGATCCGCTTTCGCGGAGCCGCCCGCGTGCGTGCGGAAACCCCGACACCTGCTGCCACGCTCGACGCCATCAACCGCGCCGTCACCGAAATGCGTGCGAAGTATGACGAAGAACTGGCCGCCGTACGCGCCGGTCAGTCCGATATCGTCCGTACCGAGGAAGTGAACCGCATCAATGCTTCCATCACCGAACTGACCAATACGCTCAATGCGCAGCAGGAAGCGATTGCAGCCGCCGCCGCGCTTGGCGGCAATGGCCGCAATGCCCTTTCCGCCGAAGCGCGCCAGCATGCCGAAACCTTCAATCGTTGGTTCCGTCGTGGCGATCAGTCGGCCGAGGCCGCGCTGGGCGATCTTCAGGTGCGCGCAGGCCTCACCACGCAAAGCGATCCGGATGGCGGTTGGCTGGTTCCCGAGGAAATGGACCGCACCATCACCCGCGTTCTCAGCGTGGTTTCGGCCATGCGCGGCTTGTCCCGCGTCATCACTACGGCGTCGGGCGAATATTCCGCACTGGTTTCGCAAGGCGGTGCCGGTGCGGGTTGGGTTGGCGAAGAGGAAGCACGGCCAAAAACCGGTACGCCGACGCTCAGCAAGATTGAGCTGCCTACCGGAGAAATCTATGCCAGCCCGGCGGCGACCCAGCGGGTTCTGGATGATGGCTATCTTGATGTTGCGCAGTGGGTGGCGGATGAAGTCTCGATCACATTTGCCGAGGCGGAAGGCGCCGCTTTCATTTCGGGCAACGGTATCAATAAGCCGCGTGGTTTCCTGTCTTACACGGCCATCGACAATGCCTCCTATGCCTGGGGCAAGATCGGCTTCAAGGTCACGGGCGCGGCAGCGGCTTTTGCTGCTACCAGCCCGACCGATGCGCTGATGGATCTCTATTATTCGCTCAAGGCGGGCTATCGCAACGGCGCCAGCTTTATCACCAGCGATGCCGTGTTGGGCACGATCCGCAAGTTCAAGGATGGCCAGGGCAACTACATCTGGGCGCCGCCCACCTCGGACATGCCCGGCACGATCCTGGGCAAGCCGGTCTATACCGATGACAATATGCCCGCCTTGGGCGCCAATGCTTTCCCGGTGGCATTCGGCAATTTTGCCCGCGCCTATACGATCGTGGATCGGATGGGCACCCGCATCTTGCGCGATCCCTTTACCAACAAGCCGAACGTGCTGTTTTACACCACCAAGCGTGTGGGCGGCGGGGTCACCAATTTTGAGGCGATCAAGCTCCTCAAGTGCTCGACCTAAACCATCGCTTCGGGCGCGCGTTGGGCTTTCCGCGCGCCTGCCGGGCCGATGGTTTTGCTCCATCGGCCAGGCCTCCCTTCACTGCCATTCAAGGATTTCACCATGGATGATCTGCATTCCAATATCGCGCTGGCCCTGGCCATCGCGGCATCGACCTATTCGGCGGACAGCACCGCCGTCACGATTGACCGGCTGGGCCATGAGTCGCTGGAAATCGCGCTCAATATCGGCGTAGGCGGCATCACCTTTTCTGGCACGAACAAGATCGAATTCGTTCTGACCCATTCGGATGATGACAACACCTATACCGCTGTCACCGATACCGACATGCTGGGCGTTTCTGGCATTACCAACGGCATTATCAAGGCGTTGGTCGCGGCCCATGCGGCGGCGAATGTCTATCGCTTCGGCTATAAGGGCGGCAAGCGCTACCTCAGGCTGGTGGCGGATTTCAGCGGCACGCATGGCACCGGCACGGCCATTGCGGCCTGTGCCATTCTCGGCTGTCCGATGATCGCGCCTGTGGCCAATCAGGCCTGATGCCGGATAACCGGCGGGTCGGCCTGCGCTGGCCCGCCGCCTTTCCAAACATGAATTTCAGGAGGCGATCTTGGGTCTGACACTGATCACCCCGGCAACCGATGCGCCGATCACGCGCGCCGAGGTGAAGGTGTGGGCGCGGATCAGCGCGGACAATACCGCCTTTGATGAGCTGATCGACCAGATCATTCCCGGCGCGGTGCGCTCGATCGAGCAATACACCGGCAAGACATTTTCCGAACAGGTCTGGCGGCTGACGCTGGACGGGTTCTGCAGCGTGATCACCTTGCCGCGCGGGCCGGTGACGGCCATCGACAGCTTCACCTATCTGGATGACAACGGCGTTTCGCGCGATGTGCTGACCAGCGTCTATGTCCTCGACCTGACCTGTTCGCCCCAGCGCATCCTGCTGGCGCCCAATGCGGCCTGGCCATCCTATCAGAACCGGCTCTCGGTGGTCACCGTCGAGTTTCGCACCAAGCTGCTGGATGACAATGCGGCGGCAGACATGAAACAGGCGATGATCATGCTGGCCGCGCATATGTTCGACAATCCGCTGGATGGCGAGATCCCGACCGGGATCAGGGCCAAACTCTCCCCCTATCGTGATCTGGTGATCTGATGGCCAACTATGGCAGAGACAGCGGCAGCCTGCGCGATCAGATCCAGTTGCGCCGGATGCAGCGGGTGGATGATGGCAAGGGCGGCCAGACCATGGAGCCGGTCATCTATGCCCGGCCCTTTGCCCGGATCGAGGATCTGGGCGGGCGCGAAGCCGTGATCGCCCATGCGCTGCAAGGCATCCGGACCATGCGTATCACCATCCGCTGGCAGGAAGGCATTTCCGAAGAGGATCAGGTCGTCCTGCCCGATGGTTCAGAAGTGACGATCACCGCCCCGCCCACCGATCCGGATTATCGCCGTCGCTGGCTGGTGCTTATGACCAGCTCGGCCAGTGTAGTGCCGGGCGAATGACACAACCGGTCGAAAACCTCTCTGCCACGCTGGCGTTTCTGGCTTCGGTTGAGCCCGCCGCGCGCAAAAGGCTGGCGGAGGAACTGGGCGATCTGGGCGAACAGGCACTGGCGGTCCAGATGGCCGCCGCCCCGGTCAGGACAGGCCGCCTGCGCGACGCCTTGACCGTGGCGCAGGCCATCAGCGGGCTTCGCGTCCGCGTCGGCTACCCTGATCTGAAATCCGGCCGCGATCCGCGCTTCTATGCGATCATGCAGGAGGGTGGGGTCAAGGCGGGCGAAAAGACCGTCACGCGCCTTAACAGGCGCAAGGGCCGCACCAAGGTCTTTCCGCGCACCACCTATGTGATGCGGTGGAAGGCCCGCGCAGGCCGCCATTTCGTCCATCAGGAAAGCCGCTTCGATCAACTCCTGATCGCCGTACAGGACCGCTTCTGGTCCGAAGTCCTTAACGATACCGGAGCCTGACCTTGGCCGATGATGTTGACCTGATCACCCCGGCGCAGGATGCGCTCTTTGCCGCGCTTGTCCCACTGGCCGGTGCTGCGGATCGCCCTGATGATCTGTCGGACATACTCGCCGGGCTGGGGGTCTATCAGCACCTGCCGGAAAACACCCAGCCGCCCTACATCCTGATCGGCACCATCGAGGCCGAGGATTTCGCAAGCCGCGATGAACAGGCCAGCACCATTCGGGCTGAGGTCATCACCGTCTGGCGTGGTAACCGCCGCCGCGAATTGCTCTGGATGATGTGGCAGGTCCGCCGTCGCCTGAATTACCAGCCCATCGCCGCCGATGGCGCGACCTTTACCCGACCCCAGATCGAACGCGAAATCGCCAGCGAGGCGATTGCCGATGGCGTGACCTACACTGGCCTTTCCACCTTCACTTTCACCGCTCAACCTGCCTGAGGAGGGCACCATGACTGCTACCCACCAACTTGGTAAAGACTTTCGCCTGAAGATCAGCGATGGCGGCGGCACGCCAGCCTTTGTCACCATCGCGGGCGAGCAGAAGGTTTCGCGCAAGTCCAGCAGCGATTCCATCGACACCAGCTCGAAGGACGACGGCGCCTATAAGACCGGCACCTATGGCCAAAAGACCATTGCTCTGGCGGTTAACGGCATCACGAAAATACCCGATCCCGGTTATACCCGCCTGTACGAGGTCCAGAAACTGGCCCTGCCCGAGGTCGAGGTCCAGATCGTCAACACCATCACCAATGAAGTGGTGTTTCAGGCCGTCATGGGCGTCGGCAATTTCAGCGACGAATATGATCAGAAGACCGGCGCGACCTGGAGCGCAGATCTCACCCTTGCCGCCGCGCCCACGATTGACATCGTGCCCACCGGGACGGGCAGCTGATGCGGGCGGCCAAGCCCGCCCGCGCACGGCCGCGCGCCAAGGCCAATCCGGTGCGCGGCGAAGTGCTTCTCACGCTGGGCGGGGTCGAATATCGGCTCCGCCCCACCTGCGAAGCCGCGCTGGCCATCGAGGAGGCGCTGGACAGCAGTATGTTGGCCCTGTGCCAGCGCGCCGGGGCCGTCGCGTTGGGCTATCGCGATCTGGCGGTGATCGCCGGGGCCTTTATCCGCGCCGGCGCGGAGCCCGATGACAAGCTGACCGCCAATACCAATGACGAGGCGCTGGAAAGGCTGATCTATGCCGAAGGGCAGATCAAGGTGATCGGCATCCTGTCGGCGGTGATGACCAATGTGGTTAGCGGGGGCTATACCCCATCGGGGGAGCTGCGCGCGGTGACGGAGAACCCCTAGAGGGCCGCGACCGTTACCGCCGGTTGATGGGCGTGATGATGGACGCCTTTGGGTGGAGCGCGGAACAGTTCTGGCAATCCACGCCCCACGAGATCTGGGCCATGATCGAGGCCCGCCAGAAGGCGAATGAGCGGATCAATCAGGTTTGAAGGTATCGCGCAGGATGCGGCGGATCGCTTCGGGGCGGGTCAGGGGTTCGGGCTGAGCGGCGATGTAGGCGTCGAGGGCCGCAAGGTCATCGGGTTGAAGGCGAAGCGTAATAGGCTCCCCTCGACCTGTAGCAGGACGGCCCCGCGATTTTTTGACGTCCGAAATTGACATAGCCATTTTTGGATGGCATAAATTGCGGGCCGAAGCAAGGGTGCAACCTTACTCCGGCCCTAACCTCAACGTGCTTTAGGAGAGCAACGTCATGGCTGCACAAGTCATTAGCCTGCGCGCAAGCGAAGAGCCAACCGGAATCTTGGCCGAAATGTCCGGCGATCTGCATCACCGGATTGATGAGGCCATCAATCGTCTCGAATGCCTTGGATCAATGGCTTATGGCCTCTCGCTCAACCCTGATCTGGCGCCCTATATGGCCGATGGCCTGCGCGGCATCTGGATGATGCTCGAAGACACGCGCGGCCTGCTGGCTATCCAGCCCGTGCACGGGGTGGCCGCATGAACGCGCTGGTGCGGATCGAGGCCGACCGCGTTGTGGCCGATAGCCGCGACGTGGCGGCGGATTTTGGTAAGCAGCATGCGCACGTCCTGCGGACCATTCGCGAGCTATTGAAGGCCAAGCCAGAACTGTCCTCCAATTTTGGAGAGCAGTCTTTTCAGGTCCAGCAGGGCCAAGGCGCCAAGGTAGCGTATTGCCGCTTCGATATGGACCGCAAGGGTTTTATGCTGCTGGTGATGCGCTTCACCGGGAAGAAGGCTTTGGAAATTCAGTCTCGCTGGATTGATGCGTTCGACCGGATGGAGCAGCAACTCCAGCGCGCGCTGGAAGTCAGCAATGATGACGATGTTGAAACTGAAGAGACCATGGCCGCCCTGCCCGCCGATTTCCGAGATCGGCTGCGCTTCGTTTCAGAAGCACGATTGCTTGGCGGCAAGGAAGCCGGGCGGCGAGCATGGCGCGCGATGGAATTTCCCGATGTGTTTGTGCCGGAGACGCTGTTTAAGAGTTTCAAGGCGCCTCGCCGGTTGCTTTCGCAAATGGCCGAAGATGCCGGAATTGCAGATTGGGCGCGCGAACGGTTGGTGGTGGCAGAAGGCTACCGCGCCCGCCTTGGGTTGTTCTATGCCGATTATGACGATTGGCATAGAACAACCCGTGGCGGCGGCGCGCCAATCAGTATCGTCACCTTTGGTAAAGCCGTAAAAAGTTTGGGGCTGCATACCTATCGGTCAAATGGTTCATATTTGTCTGGTTGGATGCTTGTCCAATAAGCTCATTTTGCAGAAATTAATGTTTTGGCTTGGTTTGTTCGCAAAATCGCAGCAGCAACAATTGTTCCGGGTATAGTGATGCTTTGGTATTCACCAAAACGGTCATAAATACGAAATTGCCAGCCATCCTCTGAGCATAGCTTTGCTTGGTCCGCTGCCTTTCTTAGAACGCGCTCAGGAACGTCAAACGCGACATCTTCTGACATGGTACACCGGCCATATGTCCCACACTGCATGACAGAAGTATCTATTTTCAAAACATTAAGCGTCACAGGATTATCGCCATCCATATATGCAGCACGCGAATAATCACGATGATCACCTATATATACGGATCTAATGTAAATTTGGAACTCGGCACCTCCTGTTTTCTTAACTACAAAGCTTCTAATTACCGCATAACTTGAAAATGCATCTTTTGGAGTAAAAGGACCAAACTTAAGTTCTAGCGCAGGCTGGAATGGATCATCCTTAATATCTACGACAGATGCGATATCTTCGGGCGTTCTAGCCAGTAGCTCACGATCTTTTTTGGATAATCCTTTCAAATCGCACAATGCGGCTGCTGCAAATATAAGCGGTGCTAGAATCATTGAACCTTCCCCACGATCAATTTGAACAAAACTAACATACCCTGCCCTGACCGGCGGGGTTTTTTATTGGAGCAAAGTGAATGGCCGTCAAACCTCTTGTCCTCGTGCTGGATGGCCAGACCGACAAGCTGAAAGCGGCATTGCGCTCCGCTGCTACGGATGTTGCCGACACCAGCAAAAGCATTGGCGAGGTGCTGGAAGGCATTCAGGAAAAGGTGCGCAATTCGCTGAACGATGCGGGTGTTGATGCAGGGGAACAGATTGGGCGTAATATCTCCCGGCAGGTCAAGGAATGGCAGCGGGCGGCCTCCAGCGCGACGGCATCAGGCGGCAATTTTGATCCCTTGGGTGGCCTGACATCGGCCTCCATATTGGAGCGCGCGGCGGCGCAGGATCGTCTGGCCGCTTCGCTTCGTGAACAGGCCGCCGCCGCCGAAAAAGCCGAGGGAGCCAACACCCGCGAGGCGATGGCCCTTCGCCAAGTTGGTATTTCCGCCGGTATCGCCGCCATGGATGCCGATAGAGAGGCGGCCTCGCTACGCTCACAGGCGAGCGTGCTGGCCGCGATGGAACAGGCCATGGGCCGCCATACGAATGCTCAGCGCCAGATCCAACAGGTCAGCGGCGCCACGCGCAACGCCATGCGCGACCTGAGCTTTCAGGTGTCCGATGTGGCCACGTCTCTGGCCGGCGGCATGCCCGCCGCCATGGTTTTCAGCCAGCAATTCGGCCAGATCGTCGGCGCGTTTCAGATGATGGAGGGGGAAGGCAACAAGCTGATTTCCTTCCTCTCCGGCCCATGGGGCATGGCGCTTTCCACGGCGGCCGTGGCCATTGTGCCCTTGGTGGCCCATCTGGATATGTTTCAGGACAAGGTGGGCGATGCAGCCAAGAAGCTGAAAGAACAGGCCGAAAATACCCGTATCGCCGATCAGGCTCAGGCGATCTTTGACCATACTCTGGATGGTGCGATTGCTCGCGAGCGCAAGCTGAGCGAAGAGCTTGAGCGCCAGCTTAAAACTCGGCGTGAGCTTAATCAGGAACAGCTGAACGCAAACCAGCAGAGCCAGTCCAACCTCGCCAATCAAGTTTCGGCGGCACGGCGCGATTTGCAGGCCGCGCAGGCGGCACAAAGAGCCGCCAACCAGATGCCGGGCAATGGTGAGGCGGCCCGCGCTTCTCGCGATGCGGCCATCGCAGCCGCTGATAGACGGGCGGAGGATGCCCGCAACCGGCTGTTTAACGCTCAGCAATCGGAAAAGAATGCTGAACGGGATGTACGAGCAGCAAGGTTTGTGCAGATCGAGCAAGCTGCAAAAGACAACGCTTCGCCAGAGGCCAAGAAATTGGCGGCGCTCGACTTGCAGCGCCAGAACCTGAAGAACAGATTTATCAACGGCGGCACCAATGAAGCTGATGCGCAGGCCCAATTGACGGCCATCGATCAGGCATCCGACGCCGCCAAGAAAAAGCCCAAGAAGGCCAAGGATACCACGGCACGCGATGCCGAGGCCGAAAAGAAGTCCGACGCGGCCTATGATGAGGCCTATTCGCGCAGCCTGTCCGACCTTGCCAATATCGCCCGCCAGAACGTCACCGATTTGGAAGAACTGGGGCGGCTGGACAAGGTGGCGGTCGATATGGCCCGTAAGCGCGAGCGGCGCGCCACCGAGGAACAGGGGCGGCGCGAGAAATGGAGCCGGGCCGACATCGACGCCTTGCAGTATAAGCAAGGCGAGGTGGCCGAGGCCAAAAAGGCGCAGATCGATGAACGCACCAAACGCGATATTGCCGACCGCTGGATTGAGGTTCAGCGCAGCGCCCTGTCGATGGAAACACAGCTTTTGCAGGCCCAGTCTGCCTTGGCTCTTACCGTGGCCGAACGGCGCACGCTGGCGCTTCAAATCCTCGAAAATGAGCGCAAGCAGGCGATCCTTGCCGTCGACAAGAAGGTCACGGATGGCCAGCTGACCGGCGAACAGGGCATGGCCGAAATCGGCAATATCAACCAGACCTTTGACCTTCGCCGCACGCGGGCTGAACAGCAGAATGCGGGGCCAATGGCGTCTTATAAACAACAGCTACGCGCATCGACCGCCGACATGAACGCCTCATTGGAAAGCGTACAGGTCAACGGCCTGAAAGGGCTGGAAGACGGCCTTGTCGGGCTGGTGTCCGGCACGGAAACGGCGGCCAGCGCGTTTAAGCGCATGGCGGCCAGCATCATTGCCGATCTGGCCCGCATCGCCATTGAACAGGCCTTTGTGAAGGTGCTGGGCTTCGGCCTTGCCTCGGGCGGCAAGGTTACCGCCCGCGCCTCGGGTGGCTTGCTGGGCTATGCCGCCGGAGGGACGCGCCTTGGATCGGGCATGATCTCCGGCCCCGGCTCCGGCACCAGCGACAGCATCCTTGCGTTGGTCAATGGGCGCGATCCGGTGCTGGTTTCCAACGGCGAAGGCATCGTCAACGAACGTGCGGTCAGGAATTACTGGCCGATGATCGACGCTATGAACAAGGGCACTTTCCCCAAGTTTGCCAACGGTGGCTTGCTGTCGGCTGCGACCGCTACGCTGGCCTATCCCCGTATCCCCAGCGCGCGTTCATTGGCTCCGATGGGCCAGACCGTGAACCAGTATTTCTCGATCGATGCCAAGGGTGCGATCTTGGCCAATGAGCTGATGGACAACATGGCGCAGATTTCCGCGCAGCATGCAAGCGCCGCGCTGGCCGCCGCGCCCGGATTGACCCAACAGCAAATGCAGCAACGCGCCGAACAGAGGATTCCCGGATGACCATGCCCGTCATGCTGCCCCGCAAGCGCGGGGTGAAAGTGGACAAGGTTCATTTCGTGGACTTTGGCGGCCAGTTGAAGCCCTTCATGGGCGGCCCGGTGCAGACCATCCTGCGTCTCGGCTCGCGCTTTGCACTGGAGGTCACAATCCCGCTGATGCGCGCCGAACCCGATGGCCGCATCTGGTCATCGCGCCTGACGCAGGCCAAGATATTCGGAGCGCTGATGCATTATCGGCAGGATGGCCTGACCATCGGCTTGCCCGGATCGCCGGTGGTGGATGGCGCGGGGCAGACCGGCTTTGCCCTTGCCCTTCGGGGCCTGCGCCCATCCTATGCCATTCGCGAAGGACAAGCGGTTCCGGTCATCGTTTCCGGGCGCCGATACCTCTATTTCGCATCGCAGACAGTGGTGGCGGGAACGGATGGCCGGGCGGCCGTGCCGATCTATCCGATGATCCGCCGCAGCCCGGCCGATGGCGACATCTGCGAAATTGCCGCGCCGATCATTCAGGGCAGCATCAGCGGCAATGAAGTGAGCTGGACCCGTCTGTCCGCGCCCTTTTGCGATTTCGGCACAATTACCATCACCGAGGACGAATAATCCATGTCGCAACTGCCTCCCGCCATGTCCACCGCCCTAGAGGACTCGCGGGTTTTGCTGTTTGGTGCGATACGAGGCGCCCTGCCGGATTATACCATCCGTCTATTGGATGGCGCCGGCGCGCTGACTGTTGCAGGTGAACTTTACCAGGGGCGTGACGAGACTTATGGCGTGCTCGATACGATCGAGGGAGTCGAGGAAGACATGGGTGACAATTCGCCCACGTTGAATATCGGCCTTATTCCCGCTTCCGACACCGCCTTGGCAGCTTTAATCGATCCAGCGATCCAAGGGTCTGAAATCCAGATTATGGTGGGTGTTGTCAGCATGGTCACCGGACAGCCGGTTGCCGTGCCCTACCAGATGTTTGTCGGCGAATTGGACGTGCCCACGATCAGTTGGGCGGGTAATGATCGGCGGCTGGAATATCGGGTCAACAGCGTAGGCGAACGCTTTTTCCAGATCGAGGAAGGCCGCCGCCTGTCCAGCGCTTTCCATCAAAGCGTATGGCCCGGAGAAAAGGGCCTTGATTACTGCACCGATGTCGAAATCACTCTGGCCTGGGGTCAGGCCGTCGACAATTCCGTTGTTTATACCCGGTCTAACCTGCCGGGCTATGCAGAGACTTTCAACCGCACATGACCGAACATGGATTGATCCTGCGCACCCACGCGGCTCAGGCCACGCTGGACGAATGGAAGACGCGTGCCTTTCGCCTGGGCGAGGCCGATTGCGCGCGCCTGACTGCATCCCATCTGCGCCGTCTGGGCTATCATATTAAGCTGCCTCCGGCACGGTCTTATCGTACCGCAAAATCTGCTGAGGCGGTGCTGGATAAGCTGGGTCTGGCTTCCATGGTCGCCGCTCTTGATGCGCTGGGCTTTGAACGCATCGCGCCCGCGGCTGCATTGGTAGGCGATATTATCCAGATGCCAAGCGAGACCGGGTCCGAACGTCTGGCGGCTTTGACCGTGGCCTTGGGCAACGGTCGCGTGGTGGGATGGCATCCTGATGCGCCCGACGGCGCCGTGGTAATGCAGCCCCATGAAATGGTGGCGGCCTGGCGCGTAGAACCGAAAGGGCGCGCGAAATGAAGGTACTGAAAACCGCCGCCGAAGTGCTGCTGGTGGTGGGTGCCACCGTTGTGGCTGGCCCAGTTGGAACATTGCTGGCTACGGCGGCGGTGATGGGTGTGGAGGCTGCAACCGGTGGTCTGTTCGGCAAGGGCCCGTCTGCATCCGGTGGGGGAAGCCAGACCAAATGGAAGGCTGATCCCTATGCGGGCCTGCCCTATGTGATGGGACGGACGCTGGTTGCGGGCAATGTAGTAGCCAAGCTGCTGCGCGGCAGCGCGAATGAATTCATGGGCATCGCTACGGTTCTGTCGATCGGGCCAATCCATGCCTACGAAGCCAGTTTCATGAACAAGACCACTATGACGTGGATGGTTCGCGATCCGCTGAATTCAGTTGGTATGGCTGAGGCATCGAACGGCTTTCGCGGATATATCTGGGAACAGCGGACGCTGGGCCTCTGTCCGGAAAGCTACGCCCCGGGATGGTCGGATGGTTTCGCCGGATGGAACAATGACAACAAGCTTTCGGGGCTTGCCTCGGTCTTCAACATCTTTTGCTATAATTCGAAGGCATCTGACACGCTCACCAGCATTCCTACGCCCGGTTGGCTGGTCAATGGTGTCCTCGTCTATGATCCGCGACAGGATAGTACCTATCCGGGTGGGTCGGGAGCATGTCGTGCGCTTGACGAATCGACCTATGTGTACAGCGAGGATCCGCACCTCCATGCCCTGACCTGGTGCCTCGGCCGGTGGCAGAATGGGGTGCGCGTTGCGGGCCTTGGCGCGCCGATTAACCGCATCAACGTGGCCAGCTTTGTTGATGGTGCGAACCTCAATGATGCACGCGAATGGAGGCTGGGTGGGCAGGTTTACACGCGGCCGGATACGCCCTGGAATAGCCTGAAAGCCATGCTCCAGGCGGGTGGCGCGCGGCCATCAATGCCGGGCGGCATCATCACCGCGATCAACAGGGCTCCGCGCGTTTCGCTGGCCACGATCACACATGCCGACATTATCGGCAAATGCACCTTTTCTGGCACACAGAAGCGTCGGACTCGGATCAACGGCATCATTCCGCAATACCGGAGCGAAGCGCATGATTGGGAAATGGTCAGTGCTAAGCTTGTGCAGGTGGCCGATTATGTGACCGCCGATGGCGGCGAGCGGACTAAAGAGGTCACCTATCCTCTGGTGCAGAATGTCAACCAGGTGGCACAGCTGGCCGCCTATGACATTTGCGATGCGCGCGAAGCCGGTCCGGGATCGATCCCGCTCAAGCCTGCGTGGATGAATTTTGCAATCGGCGATTGCGTCACATTTCAGCCGGAGCCCGGCTGGTCTATCAAGGTGTTGATCACGGGGCGCCGCATCGATCCCACAAATGGCTCGATCACCTATACCGTGCAGGGCGAAACTGATGCCAAGCATCCTTTTGCCCTTAGCCAAACCGGCGTAGCGCCAGCGATCACGGGTTTGACCTATGACACGTCGATCCCGGCGCCAGGGGCTGACTGGTCTCTATCCGGAACCACACTGGTCAGTGATGGAGGATCTGTGGCGGCATTGCTGGTGACGGGCGTCGCCGCGCCGTCAAATGTGGATGCTGTGGTCTTTGATTACCGCGTCTATGCCTCGGGTCTGGGCGATGATGAGGGATGGCTGGGTGCCAGTTTGGAGGCTCCAGGTATCACAACCAAAGAAATCACCAGCGTCACACCCGGAACGCAATATCAGGCCGGGGTGCGCTATCGTGTGCGCGGAGTGATCGGCCCACGCACAATCTATGGTCCGGCGACCTCCGGCGAATCGTTCCCGGCTGGATATTTGCAGCAGCTGATCAACGCCAGCTATACCGATCCGGGTACGGGTCTTGCCACTGCGCACGATACCGGATCGGCAGTGAGGATTTCGGTAGCCGATCACAACCGTGTCTATCCTGACAAGACGTCGGCGCTGGCGGGGCTGACGGCGATAACCGGGATATCTTACGCCACTACCTATTATCTCTATTACGAAGATAACAGCCGTGCAGGTGGCGCGCCAGCGATTGGCGCAACCACTAATCAGGCATTGGCCATTCCCAGCGCAGCCCATCCCGGGCGGCATAGCTTGGGCACGATCATCACCCCGGCATCTGGTGGGGCCGATACAACGGGCGGCGGCATCGCCATCTAATTTTTGACAGGAGCAACCTATGCTTATGGTGCGCCATGATCTGGTGTCGCCGCGCCATGCCGTGTTCGGCGGCGTGAATGGTGACGGGGATTTTGAATTGCTGGGCGTTGATTATTCTGCCGATGATTTTGACATGCAGATCCGCGCGGCGCCGGGAATGACGGGTGATCCCTTGATCAATCTGGGCCTGGCTGCAGCCGGATCAACCGGCATGGTGGTGTCTTACCACGCCGATTGGGTGCATCCCGTGACTGGCGCCGTGGTGGGCGGCACATTGCTGCGAATCCAGATCAACGTGGGCGATCTGGCCGCCCTGCCCTATGCGGCCGATGATCCGTCGCAGCCGCTGGAGCTGGCCTATGATATCCGTCGCCAGCCCCTTTATGGGCCGAGCAGTATCCTTGCTGAGGGCAAATTCATCGTCAATCCGGGGGTGACTATCTGATGCCTGTGATCGATTATACCGCACCTGCCCGGCCGGTTGTGCTCAACATGGGAGAAGGCACCGTGGCGGCTCTTACGGCGGCAGCGCAGGCCAAAACTTATGCTTTGCAGTCGCGGGCGGCCTATCGCATCGTGGCTGACAACACAGAGCGTGCCGCTATCCCTGCCGAGGAGCGCACCTATGGACTGCACGTCTATGTGGTCGATCAGGCGCGAATCTATGTCTGGACGCAAAACGGCGTGGCTGGCGCCGATGGCTGGGTCGGCCGAACCAACCAGGCAGACTTCAACGCCATTATCACCGCCCATGATGCCAATTTTGCCCACTTGCAGGATGAAATTGACACGCTCAATGGAACTGTCTCTGATCTGAGCAGCCGCATTAGCGCATTGGAGGCCTTGCGGCTGCTGGCGCTAAGCGCGACGGCGCTTTCGACTGCCACGCATCCGCCGGTCGCTCTGCGCTGGATGCTTGAAGGGGCCCTGGTGGATTACCAGACCATCGAATGGGGCGGCTGGAAATTCCAGGTGGACGGCGGTGCGCGCGAATTGACCGTGGCCGATTGGTCCGCACCGCCCGCCGCCATGGTGATGGGCGACAGCATCAGCGATCCTAACGGCTATGGCACATGGCCCACCACGCTGGCCGCCGCGCTGGGGCTCACGCTGTATGCGCCCGCCCGATACAATGCCGGGCCGCGTCAGGCCTATCGCTCCGGTGCCTTGCCGCTCTATCTCACGGTGGCGGGCAACCATCTGCCCGCCGGTGGCACCAGCGTCAGCGTGACGGCAATCAATGGCGCGGCCACGGCCACATCGGATATGACCGATGCCTATCTCTATCCATTCGGATTTCTCAATACCTATTCGGGCGATACGTTCACAACGGGCACCAGCATGACCGGCACGTATGGCGGCCGCCGCGTCACCGTCTCGATCCCCAATGGCGGCAGCAGCGCCTACAGCGTGGTGCAGGACGCTGGGCTGGATGCTGTAGATATTCCCGCCCAATCGCTGTTCGTCCCCGATTTTGCCGCATGGCTGGATCGCGCCGAACTGTGGATCATGATGAGCAACAACTATTACTACAGCGGCGTGGCTGGGGATCATATCAACCCGCGTGTCTATGACGATATTGCTGCCATCATCAGCCGTGCGCGCGGGCAGCGTATCATGCTGTTCGGCATTACGGGCGGCCCCGACAGCGGCGCCGGCACCACGGTGGGCACAGCCCTGCGCGCCTTCAATGATGGCCTGGCTGCGCGTTGGCCCCAATATTACGTGCGTGATGCCTCTGGCCGTGACACGCTGGCGCGGCTGTTGGCCGGGGGGAATGGATCGAGCGGAGACAATGCCGATGTAGCGGCCGGTATCATTCCGCGTAGCCTTCGCATTGCGGCCGATGATCCGCACCTCAATTCAGCGGGCAATGCGATTATCGCCACGCTGGCGCAGGAATATCGCGCCCTGCAAACGACCCCGCCCGCGATTACGCTGGATACAGCTATCACTGTGACCGCCGTGAGCGGCGCGCAACGGGCATCCTACACCGTCAAGCCGGTTCGTAGCCCCACACTTTAACCACGAGGTATCCCGATGAAAATGATCCGCTGTCTGGCGGCGCTGATGGCGCTTGCCCTGATGCCGTCGCCTTTGCTGGCGCAAAATGCTCCGGCGGGAGCCGCGGCCCCTGCCGGTTATGCGCCCATGAGCGCGCCCTGTGCTATGGCGCAGGATGGCAAGTGCTATGCCATCGGGCCCACGGTCGGCCTGCCGGTGGCGACCCCCGCCGCCAGTTCCACGCCCTGCACGGTGTCGGCTACGACATCAGCCGCCACGCCCACCGGCTGCACGGCCACCGGCAGCGCGGGAGTCTACGTGGTGGGCGGCTTTGCCCCGCAGGCAGGCTATCCGATCCGGCTGGTGACCACGGGCACCTGGGCGGGCACGATTGCAGTTGGCACCAGCGTGGACAACTGCACCACGGTCAACGCGCTGACGGTGGCTGGCCAGACCTGGGGCAGCTACACCGGCAACGCCAATGAGGCGGTCGATGTCCCGGTGACCACCGGCAGCGTCAAATATTGCCTCTCGATCAGCCTCACCAGCGGCACGATCAACGCGGCCCTGCGCCAGTAACCATCCGCAAAATGTGGGGTATCGGCCGGGGTATCGCCTTGGCCCAAAAGCCCCAAAATCGGCGGTTCTGACCGCCCCACGGCGGTTAATTCCTCCGCCGCGAAACACCCTTTTCCCGAGGAACCCATCCCATGAGAAGCATTTTGACGCGGCTGCTGGCCGTGATGATGTCGCTCGTCCTGATTTTGCCGCCGGTCGCGCAGGCGCAGGGCATCGATCCGGCGGCGCGCGGACTTGCGATCCAAGCAAAGGCGTCCGCCGCAGCGATTACCGCAGCCGTTACGCCCTCTGCCCAACGGCAGGCCATTCAACTGGTCATAGAGGGACAATCCGTCACGGCGGGTAATGTCGCTCTGGCCGATCAGGCATCCTATCCCACAGCGTTCAAAAGTGCGCGCAACCCGTCGATTCAATATCCTATGGCGCCGTCCACCTCGCGGCTGGGCGGGTACTGGCCGGATGTCTATGACAAGCTTTGGGATCAAGGATACGATCTGCATATCGTCATGGGCGCGGTGGCATCCAAGTCCATGGTCACCATGACGGCGGGTTATTTGCAGGGGCGTAGCAACAGCACCGTCTATTATGGGCAGCGCGCACCATATGCCTATCAGGTCGGCACCGATCTGGGATATTTTGGTGATCTCATCAGTGTCAGTGGCCGTGTGTTTCTCTGCACCGCCGGATGCGGCAATCGCAGCGCTTTCGCCCGTGGCCCGTTTGTTGATGTTAACGGCTTCAACGGCGCGCAGACCATCATTGCCCAATCTGGCGGGTCGGCCACTGCGTCAAGTGCTCCCGATTTCACGGCTGCGGCAATCGGCGGAACGGTGACGGATGGCGGCATCACGTGGACACGACAGAACGAGGCGTACTACAGCACAACTTCCACCTACAGCCCGACCTGGGTGGGCACCCTCAACGGTGTCATTTTCCCAAGTAGCACGACGATAGGGCGGGGGTACGATCCGCTTGGGGTGCAGCAGCGCAACCTGCGCGCCGCACTCGATGACAAGACCGTGGTCAAGCGCTTCGCCTATATCGACATTGGGCAGTCGGATCTCGGTATCGGTACGATTACGACCGCCTCTGCCCTGATGGCCGTGGCAACCTATTATCTCAACCAGAACTTCGATGGAGTGTTTATCGGTTGCAGCAGCTTCTCGCCGGGGTCCAGCGGGGGAACCACTGCAAACTACGATCTGCACTCAGCGGCTGTAACGCTGGCTATCAGCACCCTCTCAGCATCATGGCCCGGCAAGGTGTTTGCTGGCGCAAACCTCTATCAGGATATGGGATCGACCGGTCCTATGGCATCGGGCGGCGCATGGCTTCAGGCGGACAACATCCACCTCAACGGCGCGGGTTCAGTGGGGCCGGATGTCGGGGGCGTCCATTCCGCGTCAACCTATGTTGCCAACAAGCTCAAGGCAGTTCTGCCCAAGCGGAACGTCATCGGCGCCAATGATAATCAGCGACAGCCTTGGATCGAGAAGCGCCGGGCTGCATAATACAAATGCGTGCCCGGGGCAGATCGCACAGCCCGGGCACGTAACTCGTTCAGGCGACCTGCGCGCCCGGGAATACAGCGGTCACGTCACCCAGAATGGCAACGACAAGCTCAATTTCAGAATCACCGCGGACAATCGCAGCTGCAGCGCGATGATTGCCGTCCACAAACCCAATTCCACTCGGCAGCTCGGCAATTCCCATCGGATGAGCGCTGTTGCCGCAATGATTGGTTACCAGCCATGCAATGCGCTTAATATGATATTCCCGTTGGTCATTGGTGGGCAGGCGTTCCAGATATTCTTTAACCTCCTGCCAAGGGCGGTCATCGACATTGTTGTCGACCACTGCCTGATTGACTTCCGAAGAATTGATAGGGGAAACATTCCACATCTTCCCATCTAGGGGATTAACGTGGGCGGTGAGAGAGGCGATGGGGATGACGTATTTCATGCAGGCGTTATGCGCAGAATACCCGTCGCTACGTCAACGCCACAAATCATGCGAATATCATTAAGCCGGGGTATCGGCGGGGGTATCGCCTTCGCGATTAGATAGCAAGAAACGGCGGGTTTCTGCAATTCCCGCGACCCTCGCGGCGGAGGGATTAACCGCCGCGAGCATCACGCAAGGCAATAATCACCACTCCTACCGCCGCGCGCGCCATGGCCTCTATCTCCGTATAGGGGCTGTCGGCCCCATTACGCCGCGCCGCCTCACGCATCGCGGCAACCACTCTCTCTAGCAGTTCGGGGTCGATCTGATTCATGCGCCCATCTTTGGGGCAAATCAGGCCTGATCGCCAGTGTCATCCATCCACCGCCCTCGAGGCGGTTTTTTTATGCCCGGAGAACTCATGGCCGATATTCCGCCTATCCCACCCGAATATGTCTGGACCGGCGCGGGAGGCCTGCTGGGCCGCCTGATGTTCCATGCCCGCGAGGTCCAGCGCGGGCGCCGCAAGCCATGGTCGGCCGCGCTGGTGTTTGATGTGCCGATCGCGCTGGGCATGGGTTGGGGTGCCTATGGCGTCTGTGTGTGGGCCCACCTCGCCATCCAGCCATCCGTCACCGCCGCAATCCTTGCCAGCTACCTCGGGCCCTACACGCTCGATCTGCTCTTCGGCCGGGTTGCCGACAAATACCTGGGCGGCAAGCCCGCAGCCTGATCGGAGATCGTCATGCCCGCCATCGCACCCGAAATCATCGCGGCCGCGCGCGCCTCGCAGGCCAAGTGGGGCATCCCGGCCAGCATTAGCCTTGCCCAATGGGCGCTGGAAAGCGGCTGGGGCAAGTCGGTCAGCGGCAAGAACAATTATGGCGGTATCACGGCCAAGGTGAAAGATGCGGTCTTTCCCCATGTGCCAGGCACTCCGCTGGAGCCTGCCACACTGTGCTGGACCCGCGAAGTCGTCAACGGCCAGACTGTCCGGTGCCAGCGCTGGTTCAAGGACTATGCCAGCCCTGAGGACTATTTCGAAGCCCACGGCAAGCTGCTGGCCACCGGCAAGCCATACGCCAAGGCGCGCGCGTTGCTGCCCGATCCCAACGCCTTCGCCGATGCCCTGACCGGGGTTTACGCCACCGATCCCAAGTATGGCGCCACGCTCAAAGCCATCATGCGCGGGTCCAACCTTTACCAATATAATCAGCCTCCAGCCGAAGGAAAGCATCCGTGAAGACTTCGGCATCTGCGGCCCTGAAATGGATGCGTGACCATGGCGGCGATGCCGCTGTGGCGCGCTGCAAGGAAGGTGGCCGCATCTATCTCGCCCAGGGCGAACATGCCCCTTCATGCCCTCAACCGCCCGGCAGCTGATCGAGGCCGGACTGGCGGAATATGTCGATCAGGGCGGGCGCAAATCGGCCCGCTTTCGTCTCACAGCAAAAGGAATGAACCCATGAATACCATGCGTGCCAAGCTTCAGGTCGGTTCTGTATTTCAGCATAAGGATGCCGAGCAGAATGTGACCGGTGAATCCGTGACCTTCTTCGGCGTGTGCCGGACCAACGGCTATGCCGACACCGATGGGCTGGACGAGGACAATACCTTCGCCCGCTATACGCCCAGCGCCAACTTCCAGATCATGATCGCGAACCCTGCGCTGTTCGGCCAGTTCGAGCCGGGCCAGAAGTTCTACGTCGATTTTTCGCCGGCGAAATAAGCACCGGGGGCGCCTGGCGCGCCCTCGATCATTACAAATCAAAAAGGTGTTACGACAATGCCTGAAGATAATCCGATTGTAACCGAGCCCACCTCCGCCGGAATGGCGGCAGTTGTCTCGCTGTCTCGCCACCTGATCACCGGCATCGGCGCCTACGCCATTGCCAAGGGTTGGCTGGATCAGAGCGGAGTTGATGCCGTGGTAGCCCTGTCGGCCACGGCTCTGCCCGCGATGTTCAGCGTCTATTCGTCCTATCAGCGGGCCAAGGCCCTCAAGGCTGCGGCGCCGCTGGTGCCCAATGCCATCATCGGGAGCAAGTAAGATGCGCAAGATCCACATCGCCCTCGCGCTGGCGATGGCCGCGCCCATGGCGGCCTGCACGACGGCACCGCCCAGCGCCATCGTTAGCGCCAAGGTCGCGGGCTCGGCCGAGAGCGCCTATCAGGCGTTCGTCGTGGCGGAAGAGAACCTTGTGGCGGCAGGCAAGCTCGATCGCGCGACGTTTCGCGACCACGAGCAGCGGGCCTATACTTGGTTGCTGGCGGTCCGCGCCGGGCAGATGACGGCGGATGCCTTTGCCGCCAAATTGGCCACCTTCGGCGCGGGAGGCATATCATGAGCGCCGCCGAAATTCTGGCCATCATCGCTGCTGCCCAGCAGCTGGTGAGCATCGCCGTCAAGCAGCGTGAACTGCTGCAAGGGTCCGATCAGGCCTCGGTTGATACGGCGCTTGCATCGCTGCGCGCTACCTCGGACGCCATGCACGAGAGCGCGCAGAAGATCTGATCGCGGCGTGAGATTGCTCGATAATTTGGTTAGACAACGAAGCTGGCGACTCGCGGGGCTTCGTTGTCAACATTTTATGGGTTGGGCAAACTAACTAATCGGAATATATAGATTATTGCTCTCCTGCCGGGCCCACCATGCCTGACCGCGCGAAAAGGGGAACGGCAAGCACCGCCCCCCCTCTGCAGTATCAATTCACAGTCGCGGCCGCTCCGGCATTTTCCACCTTGGCCACGGGGGCGGCAGGGGCAAGCGCGGCGGCCTGCAGCGGCGCCGTGCCGACCGGAATGGTGAAGGACACCGGATCAGCGGTATGGGCGCGCAATTGCTGCCCATTGGTCAACGTGGCCGAATGGCCGGTGACAAAGGCGCCGAATACGCCAACAGCGACAACCGCGCCCACCGCGGCCCCTGCATTGCCCTGCCCCTCGCTGCGATAGGTGCCGTTCAGCGGAATCACCCGGTCGCCCAGTTTCAGCGAGTTGAAAGTCACCTCCAGCTTGGCCGATTTGCCAAAGGCCCCCTTGCCGGTGCGATAGCTGACGCTTGCCTCACCCGGCGTGCCGCGCGGGATCAGGACATAACCTTCCTGCATCACATCAAAGACGGTGGAAATCTTGAACTTGTCGCCAACCTTCAGCGACTTGGAGGACAGCGTGTCATTGGGCGTGACGACCACTTCGGCATTGGGCGCCAAAGTGATGGTCTTGGCCAAATCCCCCTGTGCCAGCGCGGCATTCGACGAAATCAGCAAGATTGACGGAAAAATATACTTGAACACGAGCCCCTCCCGTTGAAAACAGGACCAGAATGCCCCGTTGACATGCGGCGTTCATCTTGGCTCGACCGGGGTTTTTCAAGGCGGGCTACCATCATAATGGATCTATAAACCGGCAGATGGGCGCCCCATCATGCTGTCCCAGTATCAATTTGCCGAAATAACTGACGATAATCTGAAAAGGCCAATCTCTTTTGCGGGGCCATTTTGGCGCGATCCCTGCGCTCCATCTGCTGCGCCATGTTTTTCCGCTTGCGCTGAACCTCTGCCAAACCTAAGGGCTTGGCCGTGTCGGGGAGTAGCGCAGCCTGGTAGCGCATCTGCTTTGGGAGCAGAGGGTCGCAGGTTCGAATCCTGTCTCCCCGACCATTTCCCAATTGTTTTCACCCGTCCGAGGGCAGCACTGATTCACTGCAAAACGTGGATTTTGGGGATTGCCGCGCGATCGTGATCTGCGCGTTCAACGGATCGCGTCAAAAGGGGCATGGCCTGAGCCCCTCTGCATTAAGAGTGACAGGCTTCCTTGGCCACCGCTTCGAGCGCCAGAGCCGCGTTGCGAATATCGAAATGACGTTCAAAACAGGCCCGCGCCCGCTGCCCCATCTCGGCCCGTTCTTCGCCCGACAGGGCGGACAGACGCTGCAGCAATTCACGCGTCCCATCCAGCGTGTCCGGCGCCACAAAGCCCGCGCGCTTGTCCGCCACTTCGCGCCAGATATTGACCTTGTTCGAGATCAGCACCGGCACGCCGCAAGCCAGCGCCTCGGCGACGACAATGCCGAAATTTTCCTGATGCGACGGCAGGGTAAAGGCGAGCGCCGCACGATAGGCGCCCCACTTGGCGTTTCCGGTCAACATGCCGGGCCAATGGATGCGTGCGGCCACACCAAACTTTGCCGCCAGCGCCTGCAATGATGCCTTGAGCCCGGTCTGATCCGGCCCCGCGAGCACCAGATCGATATCAGGATGGCGCGCGGCATATTCGGCAAAAGCCTCAATCAGCAGATCGCATCCCTTCTTTTCATGAATGCGGCTGAGATACAGCAGGAAGGGCCTGTCGCCCAGTTCCGGCACCGCCTGACGAAAAGCAGCAATCTGCTGATCGATCTCATCGGCCGGCGGATTGAACGCGCCATAGCCCACCACTTTCTCGCGCACCCGATAGGGCCAGAAAGCATCGCGGGCGAGCAGCTTCTCCTCTTCGGTGGTGAAAAGCACGCGTGAGGCATTGGCCAGCAAAGGCCCTTCATTCAACAGCCAGGACATCTGCTTGGCCATGGATTTGATCGGATAGTTCTGTTTGAACCATGGATCGAGCATGCCATGGGTATAGACCAGATAGGGCGTGTTGCCCCCCACCAGTCCCCAGCGGGCCGCCGTCGTGCTGAAATTCCACAGCCCTTCGATGATCGCGACGTCATATTCGTCGCGATGCGCCCTGAGCCAGGGAATGGCGTAAGGAGAAAAACGGACACGCCTTTCCATCGCGCGAAGCAGCGCACTGCCCGCATTCGCCTCCTGCGTCGGCCTTCCCATGGCGATCACCCCCCCCGGGCAATCGGCCAGAAACGGCGCATCGGGTGAATCCAT